GGGGTTGCGCGCCGAGAACAAAGGGTTGGGGCCGCAGGTCAGCGGCCCCGGTTCCTGCTTACCGCCCGATGTGCAGCAGGGCGGCTTCCTCGTTCGAGAGGTAGTGGGGGTTGGACCGGATCGACTTGGCCACGTCGTGCGTACTGCCCGCGGCGACGACCGGCTTGCCTTCGATCTCCGCTGCCTTGGTGACCGCGACGGGCGCGGCTGCCGTGACGCTCTTGGGTGCAACCGGCTCGCCTGCAATCAGGTTGGTCAGCCCGGCGAGAGCCTTGGCAATCTGCTCCATGCTGGCGTTGGTCTTCTCTGCGATTTCCAGGGCCTTGGCGGAGTTGGTCTCAGCCGCGGCGACCTGTGCCTTTTCTGCATCATTCATGTCTATTACTTCCGTTTCCGAGCTTTCGCTCTGTGGTGTGGTTGGCTGAGTCGCCACCGTTGCAGCCTTTTGAGCCGCAGACTTTTCAGAACCGTCGCCCTCGGTGAGCTCGTAGAGGGCTTGCGTCGCGTCCTCGTGGGCCGCGCACATCTTCGTCAGGCACTTACCCATGTCCTGGCACTTGCACGTCTTGTCGAGGCATTCGCCGATGGAGCCCAGCGCCTTGGTGCACTTCGCGACCGGGTCTTTCTTGGCCTTCGCGACCGCGTTCGGCGCGCGCTCGGCGAGAGCGGCTTTCATGGCCGACACAGCCTCGGAGCCTTCCTCGCGGGCCAACTCGACCAGGAGATCGACGCCCTCGGCCATCCACGATTTGAGCTTGGCGGGGATGGGGGAATTGTCGCCCTCGATCTCCGCTTCCCACTTCGTGTTGCCCTGCAAGTTGGTGATCCAGCCGAGAATGTCGGCCAGGTCGCCGATCTGATAAAGACTCTTTGCAACTGTCTGCTTGGCCACTTCGGCCTCCGTTTCTACGGCCGTGGCCGTTTTGAACTTGCGCTCTTCGGTGACGCCCCCAGCCTTGACCGCGGTGAAGACCGCCTCCTCGTTGCAGGGAAGGTCGCACACGCTGAATTCGATGGGAGCGCAGCTGTACCGCTTGACGCCGGGGTTCGTGCCATCCGACCACTTGTCGCCGACGACGGGGCCGCGGATCGAGAACCCGGTGTAGGTGCCGTCGAGGCACTTCTGCCACGCCACGTCGTCGGAGATGTAGCTGGTGAGGATGAGCAACTTCTGCTCGTCGTCGTAGACGATGGGCTCGGAGAGCTTGCCGACCGCCGAAAGCTGGTGCATCTCGCGGACGTTGCCGAAGCTCTTACCCTGCGACCGCTGCTGCGCGCCTTCCGACCAGGCCTCGACGTAAGGCTTGGAACTGGCATAGTCGAAAATCTCGCCCTCGGCGTCGATGGCTTCCGATGCGCCGATCCCGGTCACTGTGCGCTTCTCTTCATCCACCTTGGAGATGCGGCAGAAGAGGCTTTTCATAATTGGCTTGCTCATAAGTCCTCTGGCCCTCCTCCGGGGCGGTGCTCGCCGGGCTTGTGCGGCCACTGGGTGAGCGCGTTGGCCTGGTGCCTGCCCGCGTGATCCTTGGGAAGCTGGCAGTGAATGTGACGGAAGACCTGAATGCCGAGCTTCATTTCGGCGTTGCACTTCGGCTTGTCTTCCCAGAGGCCCTTCCAAATCCGGCTAATCATTGTCGGGCTCCTTTGTGGGCTTTGGAACGTGGACCATCTCCACGCAACAGCAGCGCGGGTGAAGGGGGACATGCAATGCGCCGCCGGGGAACGGGTCGTCAATCGGAATCTGCCCGGCCGCCTGCGCCAGATCGCACTCGTCGTCGATGTCATGCAGGTTCGACATCGACAGCGACTTGGTTGTGGCCCCGAGGTTCTTTCCGGTCTGGACCGTGGCCGCTGTCTGCGCAAAGGCCGTCTCGGTCTCTGCGATCATCTCCGCGCGGCCGGCGGAGAAGGTGAAGGACTCGTCGATGTGCCGGGCGAGTTGTGCCGGCGTCCATTGCTCGGCGAAGGCCTGCCCGATCATCTCGCGCAGATCCTCGCGGGTTGTCTCGGTGATGGCCCACTGCGCGCTGGGATTGTCCACCAGAACGCCATCCACCCACTTCTTGCCGACCAGCTCTGCCGAGCGCATCTCGGCGTATTCAAGCGCCTGGGTATCGGACAGGTTGAACAGGTCCGAGCCTTCGGTGCTCAGGTTCAGCGTGGCGAAGACCGTCGTAACGGCCTCCTGCGCCGTCGCTTCGAGGTCGGGTTTCATTTGGCTGGCCAGCGCATCCCACACGCTGAAGTCGATTGCGGCCAGGATGGCCTCAACATCGGGCGGCGTGGTATCGCCTGCGGCTTTGTGCACGCCGGGTAGGTACTTCTCAATCACCCGGCTCACCGAGACGCGCTGTGCGGCGAAGAAGCCTTTCAGCGTCGCTTCGATGTGGTCGGTGGCTGCTCTGCGCTTCGGCCCGAAGTGGGCCGGGTCAATCAGTAGCGGTGTAGAGTTTTTTTTTGAGCGACCGCCGCCTTGCTTACCTTCTTGCCGTCCTTCTTCGGCTTGGGATTGCCGCCGCCCTGGTCGTCGTCGCCGGGCTCGTCCTGGTCTTCCTCGGTGGCCACCATCATGGACGGCTGCGGTGGGTTGCCGCCCGAGTCTTCCCAGAGCGGCGAGAGGCCGTCGCGCTGGCGTAACTCATCAGCGACGCGCGTCCCGATGGCCACGTTGATCTGATCGACCTGCGCCTGTTTGAGAGCGTCGGTCTCAGCTTCCTCGTCGTAGACGAACTCGATGTCGGGCGCATTGAAGAGGTCGCGCCGCTGCACGATCTGGTCGATTTCGTTCTTCACCCAGAAGGTGAGCGGCTTCTCGCCGGATTCCTCGCGGGTGTCGTCTGACTGCTGGGCCGTGGCCCGGTTGTTCTGCTGCACGAACGGCGTCGCCGTTTCGCCCATCACGTAAGCGAAGATGCGCGCGCACCACTCTTCGAACTTGGGCTGGAACTCTTCCTTCTTGAGCAGTTCGACCTTGCCGCCGTTGGGCACGGGCAGGATCTTCACGCGCTCTTCGAGATTGCCGTTGTTCGAGGCTTGAATCTCCCGGATGAGCCGCAGAATCTCTGTCGTGCTCATGTTCTCGGGCATGGTCATGTACGCGAGCGGGATGTTCGACTCGTCGTACCAGTCCTGGTGCATCACCGTCTTGTAAATCAGGGTGAGGATGATGCCCAGCGTCTGCTCGACGGGCGAATAGCCGTAGAGCTTATGGTTGCGGACCTTGCCGGGCATGTAAATCAGGTCGCGCGTGGTGAAGTCGATAGCGGGCAGTCCCTTGACGATCTGCCGGTAAGCGGGCAGCGGGTACATGGGGCGGCGCCCGGTGTTATCGATCAGGACATTGATGGTCGCCCCATCGACGGGCATCAGGTTGAAGATGTCGCCGCCGCGGGTGCGCTGCACTTCGAGGGTGGGGGCGTCGATCACCAGCCGGTCTTCGAGCAGCATCCCCAGCCACACCGGGAAGCTGTGCGTCGAATCGGGCATCTGAAAGAAGTTGGTCAGAGCCTGGATGCGCGGGTCTTTGTTCGACCGATCCTTGGTCTGCGCCATGTACTCGCCAGCCTGGGGTTTCAGCCGGAAGTGCCAGTTCTTGGTGATGATCCTGGCAATGACTTTGTCGATGATGGCGCGGATGAGATAGCAGCCGTCGGCCATCATGCGCAATTGGTGGAAGCCCACCTTCTCGCCGGCGCGCGGGAGCCAGGTCTGGTTCAGCACCAGCGGGTAATCGAACTGGCGCGGAGGCGTTCCAGCGGGTGCCACCGGCGGGATCGGCGCGGACGGGTCGTACCATCCCTGCCATGCGGAGCGCAGGCGGTCGATCAGACTCGGACGGTCCGCTGCTACTTGGATTTCAGTGGCCATGCTCAACCCCGCTTCGGAAACACGCGCCGCAACGAGCCATGCTTGTCGCGGAAGTAAACGTCCTTGTTCTGTTCACGCACCAGCCGAACCACTTCGGGATCTTCCCCCTTGAGGTCGTCGCGCAGCTTCATGAGGCCCTTGAGCGTCAGAACGCGCGCCATGGTGCCGATGGGCTGCGGTGGTGTAATGCGCCTGGGAAGTTCCGCTATTGCCTCCAATGGAAAAGGCGTCCCGAAGAACGCCCCTGCCTGCTCTGGCTACTGTCCGCTGAAACGACGACGGGCTTCGATGTGTCGGGTGCGCCATTGACCGTGAGGGCGGCCAGCACGTCGTCGAGATGCAAACACTCCTTCAGGTTTGGGCAGGGATCGTTCGGCGAACTCGGCGCGATCTTTCCATTGCAGTAGTCGTTGCCAGCGACCGCGTCGTACAGAATTCCGACCACCGGCGAACCATAGGAAGGGATCCATACAACCTTGTCGCCGTTCTTTGCTTCACGCCCATTCTTGTAGTGCATAGTTAGCCTCCTTCGGCTTGTTTGAGCACCCCGCGCGCAACTTCCGCGGCGTCATGCTGCCCCTGCTCTTCGCAGAGTGCGATCCAGTCGTTGACCTCATCCACCGGCAATTCGCCCGGCGGCAGGATGCCCATGCGCACGGTGCGCAGAGCCTCGGACCATTCCCGCGCCTTCGGTGCTTCCGGCGCTCTGGGCGGGTTCTTCTTGGCTTCCGCAGCCGCGGCCCGCTCGTGATAGTAGTCGGCGATATTGCCCATGGCCGACCTCGTGTAGTTGATGGCCTGGTCGCTGCCGTCCACCATGTCGTCGGTGGGATAGTTCGGAAAGTTGGCCCACTCCTCGATCAGCTCATCCACCCACACGCGGTGCTGCGGATAGACCTCAACATCGGGCAGGTAGCAGTTCCCGGCCTC